TGAAAGATGACTTAGGTGTGACCCAAATTAATGGGATACACACTAGTCTCTCTCTGCGACTAATATTATAGTCGTAGTCACCTTAAAAAGGTGACGCCCACCTCAGCTTGATGTCGACGGCATGAGGACGTCCAGCACGTTCAAGGTGCCGCCTATCGGCAAAGGGCTGAGCCCCCTGCTTAAGGAAGACCTTGAGTAGGGCTCCATATCCCTCCAATGGACTTGGAGGTATTTTGGAGACTACCGTATAACCCCTGACGAGAGGGCTATGCAAGTAGTCGTGCATCCTCTCAGTCTCGTAACCGAGAAAGGAGAATCTACCCAGGACCGGTGATGACTCAGCGACTACAGGATAATAAGGAATTATCCTGACTATCTTTGAGTCAAGCCACTTCGCAGCTCTCCAGCAACCAGCCTTAAAAAGCTGATTGCGAAGAGAAACAAGCGAAATGAGCTCCGGCACGTGCTGCCGTGATGTAGGGAATAGACGACGAACCTTGACAACACTAACGTCATGGCCGTCATAATACTCCTTACCACAAGACTCCCTGAATCTTCCGATCCAGAAGGACTTGTCAGAGTTCACACGAGCACCAAAATGCTCGAGGGACTCGATCACGGACTGCACATAGTCTGTGGGAATAATAATATCATCCCCATAGACTCGCACCCGACCGATCATCTGTTGAATCAATGATCGGGAAACAGGTGTTCTTAGCTCTTTCTCAATCCCAAGGAAGATAAGCGTCAAAAAGACGCAAGCCTCAATGGGAAAGCAAAGAGCTGAACCCATAGACGCATACTTGGCCAGGCGAATAACGCCATGACCAGGCACATCAGCCTTACGTGACCGTGTTGCATCAACAGCCCTCTGCAAATGAGGAAAGTTGGACAACATGGCACGAACGAGCTGATTAGAGACACGGTCACTAGCCTCACTAAGATCTAGTGTAGCTAGGGTTCCATCACTGGAACCTTGACGAGCCATGTCCTGATTAGGGACTTGATCATCAAAACCAAGAAAATATGAGAGGACGTCATCTCTCTCATACGCTTCTAGGAAAGAGCTGAGAAGTCCTTGCTGTGCATATTGCATAGCAGTGGGCTCAACAGCTATAATCCTAGGTGTCTTTTGCGTCTTAGGAACAGAGATTACTTTAACAGGAATCTCTTCTCCGGGTTCGAGGATGTCAACACGCTGAGCATCTTCCCAATAAGAAGCACTTGGGAAAAGATGCTCAAGAGAAGGAAAAACCTCCTCAAGGCGTCTTGGCCAGGTCCGCTGTGTAAACTTCGCATTTCCTCGAAGTTTGTCAGCGGTTGCACCTGGTCCATGCTTCGGCACTGTAAGCCCGTAATGGACATCATAATCCATACGAGCAAAAACAGAGCTAAAAAGCATGTTCGAAACTCGAGTAAAGGACTCAAAATCAATTGGTCCTAGACAAGAGTCGCGAAATCTGACATCCTGCTCACACTCGACGTAACCCTTCATAGCACTTTCCTCTCGCGATTTACTCGTGAGGAGAAAGACCTTACTGAAAAGCAGCGTTAGCTGCCGAACAGCGAGGATTGCATCTATGTCGGGATCATCGAGAAGAACACCAGTACCAGGATCGAACACAAGACCGAGGAAACCCGAAAGAAAACTCGGGAGACCTGCTCTCCAAGAAAAACCTTGGAAAGAGTTGCGGTCAACGAGGCCTTGGTTAAGACTTTTTTGGAAGTCCGCTCCAAAGCCAGGTAGGGTTATCGTTAGAAACGGTAGCCCCTCGTGTTCGAACCGACCTGAGACCGTTTTCTTGTCTCTGGTGGTGCTAGTGCAACATCTGATAGCAAAATCATCTGCTATCATGTTCCAGAGCAATATCGGGCTTTTCATAAATCCTCCTGATAGAGGTATTTATCCTTAGCCGCGATATCTGCAGCGTGCTCTGCCCTATTCGTAAAGAATAGAACCGAGCAGAGCTACTTCTATGATCATCAGCATATGGAGGATGAGGTATATAAACAATACCCCAATCATCCATTGCAGTCTCTCTGTTCTCACAGAAAGAGACCAGCATACAGATGTTTAATGAGGAGGATCAAACGATCCATCTCAGAAAACAAATGATGCTGGAACTTGGCAAATTCAAAAACAAAATCCATCTGGGGTTAAGACTCACCCCCGAGGACCTGTTTAATGAGTTTGCTTTCGCTAGCTTGTAGGGCTTCAATGAAGCCTTTAAAGATAGCTTCTAGTTCTGCATTCGTATATCCGGCAGGAGGAATGTCAAACACGAGATATTGACTCGTGCTGACCTTCACATTCTGCGCAGGAATATACGGATCGCTGGTGACCTTAGAGAGGTCAACCCGAATCACCCTTCGCGTTCTCGAACCGTACTGGCTCGATGCGCTAAGGGTTATAAGTCCATCAGAAGACTCATAGGACGATTCGTTCTTTCCCGTGCTAACGCGCGGGAGAGACGTAGTCGCCCCTGAGATTTTGATAGACTGAGGGTCGGCAAATGCCACGGCATGCTCCATTTCCGGACTGCTAAGGCAGCCCTAGTGTTGCAGTAGACAATACTGCTTACAGCACTTGGGTAATACCAACCGCTGCAGCAATGGCTAGTTGGACTGGTGACAAATCAGCCCATTCTAGACCAAACCCGAAGGGGTTAGCCCTCCGTCTAACCTTCGTGACAGTTGAAACTGTTACAGGGCTGACGGTGGTTGGCAGGTTAGAACCTGTCAAGGTATGGGTTTCAACAGTGGAGGTTTCCTCCATGATGTACCCGTACCGCATAACCAGGCCGTAGAGCTTAAAGGAATCCAGATTTTCAACTACCTGTTGAGCATCTGAAAACCAATCTACAGCCCAGCTCCATGGAGTCAACTCCCAGAGAGTCTCTGGGGTAAGCGTGGTGCCGAGCAAGTGCCCGGCCTGGGACCTTTGATCATACAAACCCGAGAGACCAGTCATGTCGCTCGGGATATGGTATGTAAAGGCCCCAGAAAACCACGTTTTACGTGAAGTAACCTTCTTCACAGTATGAGCTCCTGTCAACGCTTTATTTAGTCCCGCACGAGACCACTGGCCGTTGCCGTAAATGGCATGACCTGTGGCAGGTGTGGAATAAGACGTTGATTGTGATATGGGGAAGCTGAATTGTCGACGTACAGTACGTCCGCTATCTCTCACATATTGATCAAGGATCTTATGTGAATTGATAACAGCATTGGCGAAGGATTTAACTTCCGACACCAATGGCAACCAGCCAAACTCAGTATTGAGGAACTCTCCAGCAATACCAAGGAGAGGCTTCGTGCGCGACTTCCAAGTCTGAATACCCGGAAGTGAGGGAAGACCCTCACGATGGGCTTCAGCCAAGGACGTGGACGCCTCAGCAACAGGGTTAAGAGGATTACAAGCGGCGATGGCTTCAGTCCCCCGCTCATCCAATGTTTTAGAATCACTGGATGAGTCAGGAGGAAAGGAAACATCACCGCCCAAACCTGATATAGGCGCGACGACAGAGCCATGGTAACGAAACCATGACGAGCCGTCACGATATACAAACGAACTCTTTCCATCCGAAAGGACAGAAATAGTTTGCTTGGTAGTCCGAAAAGGACCACCCAGGTCACCCGCAACACCTCCCTTGGGAGGCCACGGGTGTCCCTCCGACTCCGTATACTGGAATCCCTTAGAAATACCGGACGAAGTATTCCCGGCAGTTCCAAAACCTCCAATACCCACGAAAGGTATGAAGGGCCCGCTGGCAGAGCCAGAAGAGGACTTCTCTACATAACCATGTATTGAAGCCCCCTTGAGCTGACGAGACTTCGAACCGGTACTATAAGGCATATCACAAATGCTCCTTCGTTGGAATACACTCAGTAGGTCCTACTGAGCGGGTGTATTGC